GATGGGATGGGTATCAAGTCTTTATATGAAGATGTTGTTGAAACCCCAAAAACATATTACACTACACAGTATAAGAATACATTCACATGAAACTACCATATAAGTTACAAGATGTTTACGACGGTGAAGCTCAAGAAAAGTTTACCGTTATTTCTACCTTTGCAGGTGGTGGTGGATCATCTACCGGTTATCGTCTTGCGGGTGGTAAAATTTTGTGTATTAATGAGTTTGTAGAAGAAGCACGAAAGACTTACTCTGCAAACTATCCATCAACTCATATTGTTCCTGATGATATCAAACAGTTGGTGGGTGGGGACTTCCTCAAGATCACTGGTCTCAAACCCGGTGAACTGGATATCCTAGACGGTTCACCACCCTGTTCAGCATTCTCTGTGGCAGGGTCTATGTGTCGTGGTGAGGGTGCTAAACACTCTGATGGTTGGGGTAAGACGAAGAACTACTCAGATGGTAAAAAGGTTGAGAACATTGAAGACCTGTTCTTTGAGTTCATTCGTGTCACCAAAGGTATTCAACCTAAAGTTATTGTTGCTGAGAATGTCAAGGGGTTGACAATTGGTGAGGCTAAGACTTATTATGCTAAGATTACTAATGCATTTGAGGAGATTGGTTATCTTGTTACATCAAAAGTAATGAGAGCTTCTTTTCATGGTGTTGGTCAAGGTAGAGAACGACTAATCTTTATTGCAGTTCGTAATGATATTGCAGATAAGATTGGTCTAAATGTTCTTACTGTATCTACATTGTTCCCTCCCACTTCATCCAAAGAAACTGTTATCTCCGACATTATTGATGGTGTAGAGAATGATCCTGAGGATGTAAATAGACTGACTGAACACATGTTGAACAGTAGTGTCTATCAAAGTGTGGTTAAGAAGATGCCAAAGAATCCCAAAAAGATTCTATCTGGTATGGACTATCATGAGAAGGGTCATTGTTTCAATACAAAGAGGGCATCATTCTTCAAAGCATCACCAACAATTACTGCGAGTGGTGGATTGATTCATTGGAATGAGGACAGAACTCTTACAGTTCAAGAACTCAAACGTATTCAATCACTTCCCGATGACTTCATTCTCACTGGTTCTCATTCACAGCAATCTGAAAGAGTTGGTAGAATGGTTCCTCCATTAATGATGAAGGCCATCGCAGAAAACATTTACAAAGAACTATTATCAAAACTATGAAAGACCAACCAATTACCGTAGAAGACTACAAAGAGCACAGTCAAGAGTTCTTTGATAAGTATTTCTATGTTGCCAAAGAACTTGGTGAAGGTGCTAAGGCAGAAGACATCCTTAAAATTATGGAGTCTCTTGCTGGTGTTATTATGAAGAAACGAGTTGAAACTAAAGTAGGTCCATTTGGATTCAATAAGAAGACTAACACACCAGATACAGAATAAATATTACAAAGAGTGAACCCATATGCTTTCTACTCAGTACAGACTCAAATTAGAATTCATCTGTAAGTGTATTGCCAATGGCGAAGAAGTAAAACTAGATGATATGATCTGGGCAGAGAAACTTGCTAAAGCAAATACATCTGCTAATGAGATGTTAAAAATGGCACGTCGTCAAATCACATATAAGATTGAAGAAGGTAGTATGGATGATTTTATGAATAGATTAGGTTTGGGAGACCCGGACCCAGCAAACCACAAGACAGGATTTGATAGTGCTGATGGATTTGTTCCTGGAATGATTAAAAGGAGGCAACGTGACTAAAAATCAAGGATTAGATTCAATTGGTCATATTGAAAAGAATGATTTAAATGATTTAATTGATAGTGCAATTGAAGAATTGATGTATATTGCTGTGGGTGGTCAAAACATGAAAGAGTATACTGACTCTGTTCTTTATATTAAAGATGTGCTTAAAAAATGTAAAAGTGAGGAGACAACGTGACTGAAGAAGACCCAATGATTAATTGGAGAAAGAAGATGGAACAGTATTGTAATGAAAAATGGGAAATCCGATTGTTACGTGAAGGTGCTACAAGTTCTACAACAGGTATGGGTTTGATGGCACTTAAATGTAGATACAAAAAAATTATGGGTATCAATGACTGAGTATGATTTTGGTGGACTTGAAAGACACCCGGCCAATATACTAAGATTGATTAGTGAGTTGGAAGGGTCGTATCAACTTTGTAAATACATGGGATTTGAGGATGACATGAACACTCTTGATGAAATGAAAAAACCTTACTATAAACTTTACTTTAAAACGAAAAGGGAGTACGATTCAAATGGATGACTTTAATGTACCAGGAAAATCAACTGAGATAACTCATGAAGTTGTAGATATCATAGTACAAACCCAACTAGATAATGTAACAAAAATTCTTGGTGGTAAACTTTCTCATTACACTGTAACTGACAAAACTACAATACACAAAAAATACGTTATTGAATATGAACACAATCACAAAAACCGAAGTTGAAGTTGTTGTACCAGAAGGTGCAGAACTAGTTGATGATGTATTTTATGTCTGGACAACACGTTATGGTATGTTCTCCAGTATGACTAAAGATGGTCGTAAAATGCTCACTGGAGCTGATAGAGAGAATGTAATCATTATGACTCGTTGGCATCTAAAGTGTGAACAGGAAGGCACACTACATCTACACACTAGAGTTGTTGGTGGTTCTTCTGTAGGAGTTGATTTGTGAAGTTTGATCTCTCAATGGAGGATTATACTATTATCCTCAATGCACTTCATTATTATAAGAAGGTGGAGAAGTATCCTAACTTCGCACACTTTGATGAAGAACGTATTAATAAGTTGAGAGACACTCTGGCCAAACAATTAGTGTGGGATCAGTGACTACACTTTTAAATTACACAGCAGCATTTTGGTCTGTAGTTATTATGAATTGTATTCAACCTATCAACTGGGAAGCATGTCTACCAGTACATGAATGGTTGATACCAAGTATTCAAGAGGGTGTTGAGATTTATCTCGACCCCTCTTCTGTGTATTCATCCGAACGAGAATATCTAGAGAATATAAATAAAGATATAGAAAGTAATGATTAATCAGATGTCTTCATCAATGCGTAACTTTATGGAAGCGTATTCCGCTGTTCATAACAAAGAAGCTAAAGAAGAGTTTTACTCTCATAAGGATGAAATCAGTGAGATGGACTTCTCCTTGATCAGCCAAACTGAGTTGGATGATATTGCTGAAGAAGTTCTTGAAGAACTTTTCGAAGAAGGTTATAGTGTAGAACAGTGTGAAGCAATATTTGAAGAAGTTCTTATCGAAGCAAGAGTAACTTACGGTAGTGATACTGAATCCCCTAGGGCAAAGAAAATGTCCGCAGTGAAGTCTTCACTGAAAGGTGCCATGGGTAAGGTAAAGGAGAAGGCTGCAAAGGGTGCAGTTAAATCTTACGGTGCATATAGAAGTGCAAAGCAATCTGCAACGGATAAGGCAAACAGATTGAAGCAAAGTGCAAGTAATGCATCTGCAGTGACTGTACGTAGAGCTAAAGATGCCAAGGCTGGTATCAAGTCTGGTATCAAAGGGATGATTGGTAAAGCAGCGAAGAAAGTTGGTGATGCTGCCAATAAAGTCTCCAGTAGAATGAGTGAAGGTACTGTTAGAAAAGATATTGGTGATATCTACCAGGCCATCTATGAGAAGAAACTTGATCCCGTTGGTCAGGAAGATGGAGACATCGATAATGATGGTGACGAGGATTCTTCTGATAAGTATCTTTCCAAGAGACGTAAGGCAATCGCCAAGTCCATGGGTAAGAAAGGTAAGTGTGAGAAGTGTGGTAAAGATCCTTGTGAGTGTACTAAGAATGAAGAAGTTGAAGAGTATATTGATTTCCTTATTACTGAAGGATATGATTGCTCTGATCTTACCTGGAATGATATGTATGAGGAGTATCAATCTTTAGATGAAGGTTTACGTTCTGCAGTAAAAAGACTTCTTGGTGGCAAAAAGAAAGAAGAACCAGCAAAACCAATGAGTAGAGGTGATGAACTTCGTAAGAAGTATAACGTTGGTCCAGAAAGGTCTGATACTTCTGCTAAGGCTCAAATTCTTAAGAAGACCCGTGCAAGAGCAGAAAGAGATCAAAAAGAATTTGGTGGTTCACGTTATTCCAAAGGTGTTGCAGATAGATCAAAAGCAGCATATAAACGTCAATTGGAAGGTGGTTATAGTAAGTATGGTGCTAATGATGCGAGAGGCAGTGGTAACAAAGCACGCAAACGTGCCGCAGCTTTAACTAAAGAAGAACTTGAGCAGATTGAAGAAGATTCACGTCGTACTAGCAATAAGCAACATACTGCCCGTGTAAAGTCTAACATCAAGTCTTTTGGTAGCGACTATACTCCTCCTAGTAACTACGACCCTGATGCTAATCGTGGTAAGGGTGAAGTTCTTACTCGAAAACAGGTTGAGAAGAAACGTCGTAAGTCGCTTCGTAAAGAAGAACTCGAAGCAACCGGTCTCTTTACTGTGAAGGAGATTGAGGGTATGAGTGAAGAGTATCTTGATGAAATTTTGGCGCCTGTAGTCGCAGGAACCCTTGGTGCAGTAACTGGTAAGAAGGATAGAAAAGTTAAGAAGGCTATTGGTGCTGGTTCTGGTGCTGCTATTGGTGGAGCGTTGGGTGGTCCACTTGGTGCCGCTGTTGGTGGTCTTGCCGGTGGTGCAATTGCAGATGAAGTCCAACATAAAGGAGTAACATTCTCTGAAACTGAACTGAAAGCCATTCAGGCAAAGGTTGATGCATGGGATGTTGAAGAAGGTTATCAACGCAATCCTGAGAAGGGAAATGAAGCAAGAAAGTCTGAAACTTCTGGTCAAAAGACAGAAAGAAATGTCCGTAATAGACTGAAGACTATGGATCCTGATAAGGCTGAAGCAATGAAAAAACAGATGAGAGCTGTTGGATTGAATGTCTGATAGATGGATGTATTTAAATATCTAAGAAAGGCTGATGCCTACCTTGCCGAGAACGATGAGTCTCAGGCAAGGAAGGATGCTGAACGTGCCGGTGGTGTAACATCTAAGTTCGGTAGGTACTATGATAATAAAGGTCAATATGTTGGTCAGGTAAAGGGTGATAAGTTTGTCCCTGCTTCTCAATATGACTTGGCTAGTAGGATGGCAAACTCTCCTGCAGGTCAAGCAGAGACTGAAAAAGAAAAGACTTTATCTGACTTCAGAAAAGATGCACCTAAACCAGAAGAAACTCCATCAGTAACTGACCAACTCGCCAAGAATGTTCCTGGTGGACCAGATGCTGAGGCATTAGAATCTGGTGATAAACAGACTGTCAAAAAGATGTTGGCTCGTGGTAGAGAGTCTGCAATGAGTGCTAAGAGAAAGGCACAAATTGATCAACAAGCTGATGATATGATTGCTCAGTCTGATACAGAAGCAGAAGAACAAGCTGCTGCAGAGGCTGAACAACAGGATGCTGAACAGGCTGCACTTGAAAAGGAGATGGGAACTCCTGAAGGTAGAGTTAAAGAACCCGAAGAATTTAAGACAATCAATCAAGCAGTAATCGAAACTGGTAAGAATCTTGATGGTTCTGAAGCAAGGGGTGATGTTGATATCGCAACAGAAGAATCAATTCAAAGAGTGACTGATATTGCAAATACAGATGTCGATGATCAAAGATTTGATAATGGTCGTAAGGCAAATAAAGAATTCCAACAACATTATTCTCAAGACTCTGAATATAGGAGTGGTTTGAATACTTTAAGTAAGTCAGTTGCAAAGGCGAATGACAGAACTAAAGTCAATGAGATGATGACCGCGATTAATGAAGGTGACTATCTGAAAGAAATACAACTTACAAAAACTAATTCAAAAACTGTAAGTGAATTACTTTTAGATGCTGGTATTGATGTCAATGATGAAGAACAAGTAAAACAGTTTGCAAAAGCTTATGAAGAGATAAGTTCCTTTATTGGTGAAGATGGTTACTGGAAGAGAGGAGAGAGTCATGAACTTGTGGGTAGTAACTTGGGTTACTATGAAGCAAAACATATTGCCGAAAGGGATGATCTAAATCAATTAGATCCTGAAGGAATTCAAACTAAGGCATTCAATCTGGCTTCTGAAAATGAATCTGCATTGGCTAATATGGATCCTACTATAACTGATGCAGTCTTTAGTATTCTACCGACACCTTCAAGAGACTTTTTATCTAAGAGTGGATCACCAAAAACTTTTTACAATCCAAATGAGAAGGATCAACAAAGTAAAACTGCAAACCCAATAAGAGGATCAGCTGCTCTTCATATGTGGGCAATGCAAGATGGTAAAGATGCATATGCACTAAGTGGTCAGAGAAGATCACCAGGTGAATTCCAAGTAGAACATATTGTTCCATTGAAATCTGGTGGCAAAGATCATATTGATAACTTCGGAATGCTCTTGAGAAGAGTGAATGAACCAAGAGCTGACTTGGGTTTTGATAAGTTCCAAGAACAAGCAAAGAGAAAGAGAGATAGTATTGATTCCGATTTGAGTAGTCCGAAGACCCGAGAGAGATTGGAGAAGAACTATAGAGCATCTTCATTCAATTCTGAACTTGCATCATCGTTAGGAGGAAGTGTTTCTTCTTTGATGAGTGATGACCTTATGAACTCTGTCAACTCAGGACTTGAGAGTAAGTTGGGTAAGGCATCATCACAAAAACTAAAAGTTACTTCAGAAGCATTCAAAGAATATCAGACTAAAATGTCTGACTTCTTAGAAAAGAATGAACTTGCATCTGATGCTCAGGTCAAAGATATGAATTCAGATCAAATCAATGGGGTGTTTGATATCATGAGTGAAAATCTTGGTGTCGATAAGACCAAGATGAATGATTATATGGGTAGAAATCTTATCAATAACTACGATGTTGGTGCAAGATACCTTATTAGTAAGGATGGAAAACTAGAAAGAGGTAGAGGTGGAACATCTCCTTCATCTGGTAACATTATCAACATGCAGAACTCTATTATGTCTGATGATAGTTTGAGTCCTGAGGATAAGACAAAGGCAATTCAAACTGCAAATGAACATCATCAAAAATTTAAGAAAACTAGGAATGATTATATTGATAATCCCGATAGTCCAGAGGCATATGAGAACTACTTGAGTGATGTTGCCACACAGATTGATTTCTTGACGGGTGAAGGAGACTCCCCACTGAAACCAGGTAGACAGTATGATAACCGGTTGACCCCATCTTCCAAGAATAACATTGACAACGACACCACGAATGGTATACTAAGCTTACTGTCACTGGACACGGCGTCAGTCACTGGTGGAAAGGACGCCTTTTCTCCTGGGTTTCAAAAAACTTCTTTGACTCCTGGAGCTCAAGGACATATCAAGTCTCTTCGAAAAAAATTAATTTCTAGTTATACAAAATCGAGTGGATTTAGTGAGGACCAGATTATGAATTCTGAGAGTCTTACCAAAACTCAAAGAAAAAAGATTGAACCAATCGTCAACGCATTAGAAAACATCGACAGAGGACTTGGACAATGATTGATATCGAATACCTACCAGAGACTTTACAAGATATATACCTGAGACTAATGGTAGATGCCGATGATGTTGGTATGTCATACGATGAAGTTATGATGTATGTTGAACAATTTGAGATGGATGAGGATATGTTGTTCTCCTTTATTAAGGAAAAGGTTATGGAGAATAAAGAGAAAAAGAAGGGAAGAGAGGTCATGGAGTCTTTGAAAAGAGCTCTTCGTGATCCATTGTCTTAATAAATACAACATAGGATATTGATAGAAATGAAAAGCTTCCTAAACTTTTTTTCCGAGGCAAGACAGACTAAGGCTTCCACACGGGCAAGGCAACTTGGTCTAACTGGTGATGGACAGGGAAACTGGGTAGATAAAGCTGGTAATGTTGTTGCTAGAACTGAGGGTGGTGAACTTAGATTTACTGATAAGAAAACTGGTGGTAATGAAAGAGAAGATACAAAGACCGCACAATATAAAACACCGGAACAACAGGTAGGTAAAAAGGCTCAGGTACCAGAGGAAGAACCGAGTAAGAAATCTGGTAGTGAAGATGAGGAAGGTGGTAGTAAAGAACGTGAAGGAGAGAGTGTTACCCTAGTGTTTGGTAGGTTCAATCCACCTACGATTGGTCATTTGAAACTTCTTGATGCCGCAGAACAAGTTGCAGGTGATGGGGATTTGAGAATATATCCCTCTAGGTCATTTGATCCTAAAAAGAATCCACTTGACCCAAATCAAAAGACTGATATGATGAAGACAGTCTTCCCAGATCATGCAGACAATATTGTTAATGATGAGAGTGTAAAGACTATCTTTGATGCACTTAAGTTGGCCAATAATGAGGGGTTCTCTGATGTAAAGATTGTCGTTGGTTCTGATAGAGTTGGAGAGTTTGATAATCTAGCACAGAAATATAATGGTGAACTCTACGATTTTGAGAATATTGAGACTATTTCTGCAGGTGAGAGAGACGAAGATGCAGAAGGTGTATCTGGAATGTCTGCATCGAAGATGAGAAAGGCTGCAGCCGAGAATGATTTTGCACTGTTTAGGACTGGTGTTCCTGATGTTGTGGATGATAAGACTGCGAAACAGATTATGAATACTGTTCGTAAGGCAATGAAAGTTGAAGAAGGTTGGTCTCTTTGGGAGATTGCACCTAGATTTGATTGGAAGAACTTACGAGAGAATTATGTCACTGGCAATATCTTTAAAATCAATCAACTGGTAGAAAACCTTAATACTGGATTGGTTGGTAAGGTTATTCGTAGAGGAACTAACTATCTAATCTGTGTCACTGAGAATAATATTATGTTCAAGTCTTGGATTAGAGACCTGACTGAGTATACTGAGGTCAAAATGGACCGTAAGATGAGGACACCTAAGAAACCAAACACTCTTACAGGAACTACTGGTTACTTTAAGAATGCAGTTGACATGACTCCCGGTTTTGACAAGGGTGATAAGACTAATCTTCAACCTGGTGGCAAACCATACAAAGGTCCCAAGACAAATATTAGGGAATTCATAAATACCTACAAGAGAAAACGTGTCTAGTTTGAAATCCATGAGAAAAAATTATTCAAATTGGAGAGAAGATCTACGTGAAGTAGTTGATATTGAATCTTCTGAACCAGAGACTGAAGCTAAGTCTGAAGTAAAGATTGGTGATAAGAAAGTAAATAATAAGATTGTTATCAATCCTACAATGAAGGAAGCCTTCGGAGATATTGGTGCACTTGTACTTGAAGTCACTGAACTTGAAGAAGGGAGTGATTGTGAGTGTGAAGATGACAAAGAGAAAAAGAAAAGGGATATTGAAAATCTTCAGAATGATAAAGATACCAAGGAAGGTAGAAAGCCTGGTAAGTTGAAAGAAAGAACTTTGACTCCTGGTGAGGAGGAAGAGAAAGAAGATATTGTCAAGGGTATGAAAAAGAACCAGGGTGGATTTGAAAAAAGATATGGTAAAGATGCCAAGTCTGTAATGTATGCCACTGCAACCAAACTTGCGAAGGAAGAGATGTCCGTGAAAGATCAGATGAAAGCATCTGCAGAGTATTGGAAAAAGAATCCTCGTAAGGACTACAAAGCTGGTGATGGTTATGCTAGGAATGTTAGAGACGCTGCACGTAATGCTGCAAGAAAACCTAAAGATACAAGAACTCCACAACAAAGGATGAATGATGCTGTTGGAAAATCACGTCCAGGAGAGAGTGATTGATATATAGAGTATAGATACCCAATGAGGTTTATCATGCTCGCATTCTTACTTCCATTAGCATCCAAAATTATTTCTGATGCTGTCAACAAAATTCCAGAGAATGAAGAACTGGGTGAGAAAATGGTTGAGATCTGTCTTGTTATTCTTTCTAAGGCAGTTAAGTTGACCAAGACTGATATGGACGATCAACTACTTGAAGTAGTGACTAAGGCAATCAAAAACCGTGAGGAGTGATTAAAACTCTCTCATAGGTTTTTATAAATAATTTGAAAGAACGTAACCTTTACAGGAAAAAGACATGGCACTTTGGGGTAATAACGACAATGTAGATAGCGTAGGAGCTGTCGTCCTAGATTATGATACCGGTGTTGTCACTGGAACCGGTACTTCTTTTGGTCAGACTGGTTCTGCTCAAGAGGGTGATGTAATTCGTTTTGGTTCGAAGGCCACTACGTATTTTGGTGATGCTGTAATTGTAAGTATTGCAAATACACAATCTTGTACTATTGGTAGTACAATGGGACTCACCGGTGCTGCTATTGCCGGTGTTACCTTTGGAGTTTCTCAACTTCCGAAGTATACTATTCTTGATTCCAAGTACAGTGAGAGTACTGTTCTTGACAATCCTGGTGATAACTTTGTCTATGGTGTAGCCAATGCAGAAGGTGTTGCTGCTGACTATAGAGTTACTCATGAAGGTTGGGTTGGTGTTACAACCTATACCGATAGTGAGGGTGTTGCAAGAGTGAAGACAGAAACTCTAGTTGCCATGTCTGGTATTACAACTGGTGGTACTGCATATCCAACCGCCGGATGATAAATGCTTTTTACTGAATTGAATGAGGAGAACTTTCTCCTCTTCGCTATTAAACATTATGAGAACCCACAAGCTGTTACTAGAGAAGACTTTGACAAAGATCTAAGTCGTTTTAGATACATTAAAAGGTTACTTAAACGTTATAAGAGCACGGGTGAACTTAAGGTTCACCTTCTTATTAACCACTTTATTATTCTTTATAATATCTTTGGAGATGCAACAACTCCAATGTTGTTCTATAAGATTGATAAAAACCTTTGGTCTTGTATTAAAACATTTGTAATATTTCTAGATAAACTTCCAGACTATCCTAGATCTTATATACATGAGATCGAATTGGATCAGAATTGTTTAGACGCACTCAATGGAATCACCAATGGATAAGGATAAGATTGATAGGTTTGTAAATGCATTTCGTTCTGCAATGTATAATGAGTTCAGTGTCAATGAGGAAGGCATGGTGGCAAATCCTCCTGGGGGATCTGGTGGATTTAGTGGCTCCTCCCCTGCTGCTGGTCCTACTGCTGGTTTCGACCCCACTATGAAATTGGATGGTCGTAATAAGTATGTGAAGAAAGCGATTAAAGATTTGATGGATAGGGGTCAGAAGAGAAAAGAAAAGAAGGCTAAGAAAAAGGCATTAGAATTCAATCCATACTTCAAACCTCATGGAAAGTCATCAAATTAAGGTTGCAGTATTAGAACAAAAGATTGAAGATTTGAAGCCAATAGTTCTTCGAATCGATAAAGCAATAGAAAAATTGAGTGAAGTAAATACTACTGTGAGTCGTATGCTTGCAGTCCATGAAGAACGCATATCGAAACAAGAACAAACTGACGTTGTACTCTTTGCAAAAGTTGACCAACTCCGTGATAAAATGGACGGTGATCATGACACGGTATTACAAAGAATACGTGAATTAGAAAAACGTGTATGGATGGCAGTGGGTGGTCTCGCTGTACTGACCATTGGGTTGAAGGTCATGACTGCCTTTCCCAATGTCTTGACAAACACTCCGGTTGTCTCTACAATGGTAAGAACTGTTAGTAGGTGACATGGATTTTATTGACGAAAAATACATCATGCTCATCTCCGCCAGACTACCTAAATTCAAAAAAGTAAAACCCTACCTTTATAATTTCCGTTGTCCTTGCTGCGGCGACAGTCAGAAACAAAAGAACAAGGCTAGAGGTTATCTCTACCGGGTCAAAAATAACACTAACTATAAGTGTCACAACTGTGGAATTAGTGTGTCATTTAATAGTTTCTTAAAGGATTTAGATCCAGAGACACATAAACAATATATCTTTGAGAAGTTTAAAGACGGGAAGACTGGTAAAAACTTCGCGGCTGAAACTCCTGAAGATATCTTTAAACATGTTGAGACATCTAAACCAACTTTCAAGGAGAAAATAGTGATTGATTTACCAAGTGCATTTCTTGTAAGTAGGTCTAAAGAATATCTAGAGACTAGAGCAATATTTCGTGGAGAGTTCTACTATGCTAGAAACTTCATGGAGTTTGTGAATACAATCAAACCAGATACGTTCAAGTCTACTAATTACGGTGAAGAACGAATCGTTATTCCTCTTATCAGGAATAACACACTTATAGGAGTTCAGGGAAGAGCACTCTCTACGAACCCTATTAAATACTTAACCATTATGTTGGATGATGATGCCCCTAAAGTTTATGGACTTAACACAATTGATAAAAGACTACCAGTCTATGTGGTCGAAGGACCCTTTGACAGCACTTTCATCAACAATAGTGTGGCTCTGTGTGGTAGTGACGGTGAAATTCGTGATCTTGAGAGAAGCGATAAAGTTTTTGTATATGATAACGAGCCCCGTAATAAAGAAATTGTTAGTCGAATTGAACGATGTATTGAACGAGGTGAAAGAGTCGTCATCTGGCCCACCACTATCCGAGAGAAAGACATAAATGATATGGTTCTATCTGGACATAATGTTCAAAAGATAGTAGAATCAAATATATACACCGGATTACAAGCAAAACTAAAATTCACAACCTGGAAAAAGATATGAGCAATGGACTAAAGGTTACTAAAAGAAATGGTAACATTGAAAAATTAGATCTTGATAAGATGCATAAGATGGTGGAAGTTGCCACCGCAGGTCTTGCTGGTGTATCTGCAAGTCAAGTTGAAATGACATCTGGTATTCAGTTCTATGATGGTATTACGACTGAGGAGATTCAGGAAATCCTTATTAGAAGTGCTTCTGATCTCATTGACTTGGAACATCCCAACTATCAGTTTGTTGCTGCCCGTCTACTTTTGTTCTCCTTGAGGAAAAGATTGTTTGGTAAGATGCATGAACTACCAAACCTGACAGATCATATTACTAAACTTGCATATGATAACGTCTATGATAAGGATATCTTCGTCAAGTATTCTCTTGAGGATATTCTTAAAGTAGAAACCTTTATTGATCATGAACGTGATTTCATGTTCACCTATGCCGGATTACGACAGGTTGTAGATAAATACCTAGTACAGGATAGGAGCACGGGTGAGGTCTATGAGACCCCTCAGTTCATGTATATCATGATTGCTTTGACAATCTTCCGTGATTACCCTAAGGAAACGAGACTATCATATGTCAAACGATACTACGACGCAATCTCCAAACACCGAATCAACATCCCAACGCCAATCATGGCAGGGGTTCGGACACCACTCCGTCAATTTGCATCTTGTGTTCTCGTTGATGTTGATGACACCCTCGATAGTATCTTTAGCAGTGATATGGCTATTGGTAAATACGTCGCACAAAGGGCTGGTATTGGTATTAACGCAGGCAGAATTCGTGGGATCAATTCTAAAATTAGAGGCGGCGAGGTACAACACACAGGTGTTGTACCCTTCCTTAAAAAGTTTGAAAGCACTGTCAGATGTTGCACACAAAACGGCATCAGAGGTGGTTCTGCTACAGTTCACTTTCCTATCTGGCACATCGAAATCGAAGACATCCTAGTTCTAAAGAACAACAAGGGTACAGAAGACAACCGAGTGAGGAAACTTGACTACTCAATCCAACTTTCAAAGATTTTCTACGAACGTTTCATTGCGGATGGAGAAATTAGCTTGTTCTCACCGCATGACGTACCGGGCTTGTATGATTCCTTTGGTACTGATAGGTTCGATGACCTATATGTTGGTTTTGAACGAGATGAGTCTATTCCAAGAAAGACTATCGGAGCACAAGAACTCTTTCTAGATCTCCTAAAAGAGAGAGCAGAGACTGGTCGTATCTACATTATGAATATCGACCACTGTAATAGTCACTCTTCCTTTAAGGACAAGGTGAACATGAGTAACCTGTGCCAAGAGATTATTTTGCCAACTTATCCTCTTCAACATATTGATGATACAACTGGCGAGATTGCGCTTTGCATTCTTTCTGCAATCAATGTGGGTAAGATTAAATCTGATGAGGAACTTGAAGATCTTTGTGATCTTTCTGTCCGTGGTCTTGAGGAATTGATCGACTATCAGGACTATCCTGTAAGGGCCGCAGAAGTAACCACAAAGGCCCGTAGGTCACTTGGGGTAGGATTTATCGGTCTGGCCCATTACCTGGCCAAACTGGGGTACGACTACAACTCACAGGAGGCATGGGATGCAGTCCACGGATTGTCAGAGTCTTTCCAGTATTATCTTCTCAAGGCTTCCAATCGGATTGCTCATGAGAAAGGACACTGTGAATACTTCGGTAGAACTAAGTACTCCGATGGTATTCTTCCAATCGATACATATAAAAAAGAAGTTGATGAGATTTCATCACAGGAGTTAGTTCATGATTGGGAGGGTCTTCGAGCATCTATCTCAAAATATGGTCTACGGCACTCAACATTGTCCGCACAGATGCCATCGGAAAGCAGTTCCGTTGTGTCAAATGCAACCAATGGAATCGAACCACCTAGAGACTACCTGTCCATTAAAAAATCAAAGAAAGGACC